AATAATATCAAACTCAATAAAATCGCCCATAATAATAGTTTCATCTGGTCGAAAATCTTTACCAAACTCCAAAGCTGCCCATAAAGCATCCGCTGTTCCATCTTCCCATCCTCGACGAGTGGGAATAGTGGTTACATGTATATCGGGAAGAGCGAGAACTGTATATCCCTCTTTCAATTCACCGACTCCTTGACAGGCTTAAAGAAGGCATCCAGCATTTTTCTTTCTATTATCTTGCTGGCCTCTTCGATTGAATGAGTAATTACTTTCTTGGTCGGTTGATCGTCATTCATTTCAACAAAGAATAGTAAGTAATGCCCGTCGGGTAACTGCTCAATAACAACAGTAAGGGTATCCGAAGTAGTAATTAATGTTGTCATTCTTACCTCCGTGTAAAACTATTGATTTTTTATCTTACTTATTCTTCTCTAATTTTTTAATTTCAAATTCTACCCATCGCCTAAAACCATCTAGATGATGCACTTTTTTTCTGAGTTCATGAAGCCGTGCTTCTGTTTTATGGGCAAAAACCACAAAACACAAACAAAGCACCAAAAATGGGATGCCCATAAATAACATTATTGCTTCCATTTTTACCTCCATTTCTTTTGGTATTGATTATCCCTAAATGGGTCATCGCCCTCGTAATGCCATTCGCCATCAGGGATAAATTTCGCCCCCTGGACTATTTTGAAATACAATATCTTCCCGTTCGGATTCTCTTCCGTCCGCCAATTCTTAGCTTTCACAATCTTAATCCGCCCAGGGTCAATAGATAAATAAAGCCTGGGTTTTTCCAGCGAAAAACTACCGCCACGCCCATAATCCCGCCCTCTTTCTTTCTGAATAGCAATAATAGCGATTCCTTTTACTAATCGCTTATGAATCTCTGCTATCTGGTTAGCAATCATATAAAAATTATCCCCGATTTCCAAATAATCAATAATATTTATATCATCTGGACGAATAACATCATGGAAATCAGATGACCTCTCGAATGGGAAGAATCGCCAATCCTTTAATTCCATTCCCTCAAATTTCCCTAACCGTTCTTTTAATTCAGTTTCCCCCATTTCTGAGTTAAAGTAATAAATATCATGTTTATCCATATTCATCTTAATGAAATTAAACAGAAAACAAGTCTTTCCTGCGTCTGAATGCCCAGCGACCACAATGATATTGCGGGGAAATATCCTGACCATCTTCTCAATCCCGAACGGCCAAAGCAAAGAAATCTCTTCAACAGGGGCATTAACAAAATCCATAAGCTCGACATCGTCATCCACCCGACGCCAGACTCCTGCTCGCCTTTTAGACCTCTCAATAAGCCCATCCTTTTCCATGCGGGCAAGTATCGCTGAGACATTCTTCTTATCCTTTTTCTCTTTAATCCCCAGCTCATGATAGATATCCTTGTTCGTAAATACTCCAACCTGTTTCTCTACCCATTCTCTTACCTCTTCGGCCAACACTCTATCGGGATTAATTTTAACTTGGATTGTAGCCAGTTTTTCCTTGGCCTCTTCCAGATTCTCGGCGTCCAAGGATTTCTTAAGGTCTTCAAGAAAAACATAAAAAGAGAATTTGTCCAATATTGTTTTTGTTTCATCGTTCATCTTTTTCTTCGGGCGAAAATAATAATTTCGAAATTAAAAATTGTCAAGGCGAAATATTTAACCACATCATCCCAACTACCGTCAATCTCAAAAAAAGTAATATACCAAAGCTCTTTCTTTAAATGTTTCCAATGATTATGAAATTCAAAATCAATCTTCATTTTCTTTCTCCCTTAATTCTCTTATTGCCTCTCTTAGTTCCAAATAACACCAATCCAATCCTTCTTCATCTCCGCCGTTCTCTACCCAGATTCTAGCAATAGTTTCAATTAATTTTTTATCTGTCATTTCTCTTTCTCCTTTAATTTTTTAAACAATAAATCAATCGTCTCATAAAAATAACCAATTACTTTATCTCGATAAGTCTCAAAAAAACTTACTACACCTAAATCATGGTAATGCTGATGACATTCTCGGCACAAAGGAATCACCCAATCCTTAGGTGCCCCCGCACCTCTAGTCTTAGGAAAATGGGCTTTATCTGCTTTCCTATTAGGATGAAAAATACATCCATGGTTTTCTACATATTCCAGGTAATTACTCGGAATGTCTAACATGTTAGACACTTCTTCTTCGGCTGGCGGTAATTCTGGTTTCCCTAATTCTTCTCTTACTAACTGAATCAAATCCGACCGAGAAAGCGATACCGCTGATTCAATCCACCTCTTTGGGTCTCTCTCGACTACTGGCTCAATTATCTTAAGTTTTCCATGCCCGATTTTCTTAATAGTCTCAGGATTAATGTTGAGTTTCTGTGAATATAATTCATAAATCTTAATAAATGAATAGGCCGTTGACCGCTTAATTGAAATCTCTGGCGACCCAAGAAATTCTGTAAAGCTATCACAATTTAAATATTCATATAGTTTGTTATCTCGAATTGTCTTTAAAAAGAAGCCGAGCAACAAAATATTTTCCTCTAATTTATCTCGCAAAGTTAAGACGCCAGTATAAAGCGAAAATGCTATTTTTACCTTCTTATCTTCATCTGTTAGCATCAATCTTGTTTTATAACAATCACTTGAGCAATCAGTATAACCTTGTTCACAATACATCCCATCTTCGTTATATCTAAAGAAATGACAATCAAATTTGTCTATCATCTAATTCTTCTCCATATCGGTCTTTATATTCTTTACGCAAAATTTCTATAGCTTCTTCTAATCCTTCTAATAATTTTACATATAATTTTCTTGTTTTAGCATCCCATTCACCCCAAGCAAACGCAAATTCGCCCGCAACATCTTGAATCCACTCAATAGCTTCTTTTAAGGCTTCTTTATCACTCATTGAATCTTCCCCGCCACCTGAAAAAGCCCAGCCAACACCGCACAGACGCATCCCATTAACCAACAAGCAACCGCCCAAAGAGATAGCTTCTCATGTTCGATTTTCCAGCTTGAAGGAATATTGTTCTTTTGCCAAACCAATATCCATCCGATTATCCAAAATAATATTGCTGCCCCCAAAAACCCGATAATCATTTTAATCCTCCCAGATTGAAATTAATTTATTACAATATAAACATCTCACTATGAACCAACCATCTTGGCAAACAATAAATCTTTTGTGTTTCCCTAATAGGCATAATAATCGTCTAATTAATTTTGTCATATTTACCCACCTAGCTTAATTAATTCGATTGCCTTAAGGATTTTTCTCAAAAACATAATAATGAATCCTCCCGTTCCCATAATAAAACAAATAATACTAATCACTCCAAATTTTAAAAGTTGTTTTTCCTCAAATTCATTCGCAAAGACAAAAAAGAATATAAGCCCTAACACTAAAAGAATAAAACTTATCACCAATCCAAAAGTTTCCATTTTAAGTCTCCTTTAATTTTTCTTTTAATTGTTCCCATCTTTCCTGAATATCTTTTAATGATACTCTTAAAGTCCTGGCCAGCGATTCTTGGACAATCTCTTTCTTTTTCTCCAATGGGATGCTTTTATACATGTAGTTTCTTACCGATTCTTTCATTGGTCGCCCCTTTAAAACATAAAAATAGACACCCATAACAAAACAATAAGCTGGGCAAAAAATTTCGCAATTATCTTCACAATCAAACTCCCTTGACCATTCATTACAAAATTCCTTAAATAAATCTAATAAATCAATCTCCTTTCTCATTTTCCTTTTACATACTCATTATAGAAATAACATATTGGTTGATACCGTTTACATCCTCGGCACTGCCAATATGCTTTCTCGCCCGATTTGTCCTTATTATAAGGCAGAAACCGCCTTACATATTCTGGCGGGAAAGGTTTTTGCTCTTCAATTGCTTTCCTTAACCTATCTGCCCGAGCAAGTATTTCAATCCAATTCTCTTTTAATTCTACTGGCTTAAACCTTAGTGTCCACGCCCGTAAATCTACTGATTTATATTCCTGTTGCCTGAGAGATTTATCTTTCAGATTCCATACGGTATAACTTGGCATATTTCCGACCAGAAAAAATACTACCAGCCCAATCTGGGTAACCCCATAAGCATAGCAATAAGTCTTCATTCGAGTAACCCATTGAGGAGCATCACGGACTACATCAAAATTCTCTGATGACTGAGCAATAGATTTGATTTCGATAAGTCCAAACTCAGGATGAATATCATCGACGGTGCAACAAATTCCATCCTTTTGAATGGTTGGGCATTCCTGGGCAATCGCCCTTTCTATCACCCGACCTCGCAAAAATTTCATCGCTGACTCAGCGTCCAAGGAAGGAAGGTCAGGAATCACTCGACTGTAATAAGCTGGTAAAGGACAAAGCCCGTCAAGGTCACTGGCATGGATATGCTCTTTCCGCCCTTCAGGGTCATACTGGATTGCTCGCATCTCTCGATGACCTTCAACAAGGTCAATAATCCTTTGTTTGTAAGTCTCGGCTAGCTCTTTAGATTCTTTGATAATCATTTTTTCTTTTAGCCAATTCTTTCTCGATTTCCAATAAATAAGCAAAGTCTTTCCAATTGTAACAATCGCTTTGATAAATTACTTGTTTCAGCTCGTTTCTCATTTGTTTTAATTGATTGGTCGATAAATTAGAAAAACTTTTCATTTTTCTATCCTCCTTTTTTAAGAAATAATAACATTGTTCATCATAAAAATCGCAAGGGAAAGGCATTATTTCCTTATCAAATTTTCTCCAGTTAAAAGAACATCCTTTCCCTGTTTTCTTAAATTTTTTTTCATCAAACCATAAACAAATTAAAGGAAAATTACACGGCATTTATTTTCTCCTTAAAATATAATCCTCAATCAATCTGGCCATCTCTACAACAAAGTCCCCGCCGACTTTTTCACCTACCTGAATGAACGCAACTCCCAACTCTACCGCCGCTTTAATCGCTACCTGCCGACTAATCAGAACATCACGCCAACTGCTTTGCTCGCCCTCGTTATCTACTGTCTCATCAGGAAATTGTTCTTCTTCGACTGGCTCTTTATCAATCTGCTCACAAGGAATAATATTTTTGATATTCAGCCACTTACCTTTCGCCTTCCAGGCTTCAACTTCTATCTCATCGCCTTCTTTTAGATTCTGGACAGTTTCTCGCAAGTCAGCGGGGACTTTTTCGTTCAAAAATATACTTACCCAGACATTACCTACTTTGGAATCACCAATCTGGCACGCCCAACGGTTATTGTCTGGATTCCAATTGATTTTTTTGATTTTTCCCATTAATTTCATTGCTCGCACTCCAAAAACATCGTCAAAATCCTTAATTAACTGAAAGAGGTTCCCCGAAAATTCGATAGTAGATTTCATCCGAATACCAACGTCTCATTAAATCTCTGTCAATCGGGTAAATATTACCACATCGAGGACACATCACCTTACCCATCCCTACATACTCCATCCTTAAAAAGTCAATACACTTTGGACAATAATAAGGTTCACGGAAAGCGTCTTTCACCATATCTAATCACTCCTTTCAATTTATTTATAGCTGTGCCAATAATACTTAACGCCCCAATAATAATTCCGCCCCAGAAAATTATTGTTATCACATCCATTTGCTCGCCTCTCTATTAAATATAAGCGACTAACATCGATTTGTCAAGTTTTAATCCATTTGCTCGCCAATATTTTCATTTCACGACAAACCACTGTTTTATAATCAAAAAAATATCCTGTTGCTAGAATATTTCTAAATTCAACTGGAACAATAATATTGTTTTCTTCTTAAATCCTCCTTTAATTTAGTTGTTCTAAATATTGATCAATATCCTGATAAACGAGCAAAATGCGTGATCGCCATAAAGTGAGATCACTTCCTATTCCCCTAAAATTCCCAAGATCATCAAAGATCAGCCGTAATTTTTTACTGATCTCTTTTAATTTCTCTTGATCCTTTTTTCTCATCTTGTCCTCTTTTAATTAGTTTGATCATCATTTAATTGTTCATAAATAAAATTATTGATTCCCCGAATAAGATCGTGAATCTCATCATCAAGTCGAGAATAAAAGTTAATCTTTGGATTTTTATGTTTTTCTGCGTCGAACAACAAAAAAGAAGTCAATTCATAAGCCTTACTTAAATATTCCTTTACTTTCTGCAATTCTTTTAATTGTTTACCAGTCATCTTATCCTCCTTTAAAATTTCTTATATGGTCGGGGATTGGAGAGTCTTTCGAAGTAAGTGCAAACTCGACCATATTTTTGACCAAAGGCACAAATAGCACAATTTACCATTTTCTCGCCATTTTCAATTAAGGTGGACTCTCGATAATAAGGACACTCGTTTAATTTTCTTTTCATTTTTCAATCCTCCTTAAATTGAATGTCTTTATTTCCAAGATATTGGAAGCCCGCTATTGTTCCATCCTCTAATTTTACTGAAAATTTAATTGGGCATCCATCTTTTTGCTCGTATATCATATAAATTTCGCCCTCAAAATCCTCATCTAGTCTCCTAAAATCTCCGCCCCATGGACACAAATTCAAAGCCCAATATCCCGTCTCCTTAGCAATTTTTACTTTCATTATTTTTCTCCTTTTATTTTTTTTGGCCTGTCTCATCGGTCCCCAGGCGGCCATCCCTGGGGAGACTCGGGATTACTCCCGAGTTTCGACTTAATAAGAGCTACGATAACAATCTCGGTCGATAAAAACTTCTGGGAAGATAATTTTGGCAATCAATTCTCTAACTTTCCAAAATTTTAACTTGTCATCAATAAACAACCAAACCTTTCTCATTTTATCCTCCTATAAAAATCTCTGGCCGTCCCGACTCGAACGGCCAAGACGGCCAGGTAAGCCAGAAGCCCAAAAACGGCCAAGGAATTAATCATCTTTAATTTCTCCAATTTGTTCTAATTCATATACCCATTTATAAAACTCATTTAAGGTAGAACAAGTTATTCCATGTTCAACTAATCCCCATCTGTCTTTTACTTCCCCATCATAAAAACCACTTTCAGTAAATTGTAATATCAAGGTTTTTCCGTCCTTAAGGTTTCTTCTTAATAACTCCATTTAATTCTCCTTTAATTAAATTTACACCTAGATTATACCATACTTCCCTATAAATTACAATCCCCTAATACCAAAAAACCATTAAAACCAATACTTAAATTAACAATCTTTTATCCTATATCTATTATCCTATATAAACCAACAGGGGAGAGATAAGCCACCATCCCGCTTCCCTCACTCTTCCCGTCACATTATCCCCTTACCCAGCCAGCCAAAGAGCCACCCGAGACCCCCCATTGGCCTCAGGCGGGGGGATAATCCCTTCTTTTTAACGCAGAATATTTTTTAAAGCATTTGAGGCTTGAAGTCACAGATTGTGATTTTAAGGCTTAATTTGAGGTTATGGATTATTTTGATATGGGGGGTTGACATATGGTGACTTGTGGAGTATATTATATATAGGAGGTTAGTCATGAGTAAAAAGAAAGAGTTATTAGAGGAAGCCTTAATAAAGGCTATTGTGGCTTGTAATGGGATTATTGATTTATTGAGGGAAAAATTTGGAAAAGAGTTGATGGTTGTTGGAGATATTAAAATAAACAATAAGTTTGAGAAAGGAAGGGATATTTATCTTGTCTTAAATATTGAAGAAATACCCTGAATAAACTTTTTTATGTTAATTAGGTGAAATAGGTTAACATAGGTTAAGTAATTACCCGCCGATGAAGTGTCTAACCGTTAGACAAATGGATGTAGAACCTTGTAGAACAGTGTGGATGGTTTGTAGAACTTCTTACTATTTGTGTAGAACTGTGTAGAACTTCTACGAGCATCATTTATACTCTTCTGTAAAATCTTACTTAATAAGCAATAAATGACAGGGGTATATAAGTATCTATCTAGATTTAGAGTATTATAAGAGAGAGTTATATATATACTCTTAAGAGAGATATATAGAGACTAGAGTTATAAGAGATATACTAGATAAGTTAATAGAGATAAACAGAGTATATAGCTATATACTTAGATATTAGTCCTAGTTGATATATATATCTCTAGTTATTAATTAATTATTTATTAATAAATATAATATTAAGGGGTGCGAATGGCGGTCTACAAAGTTCTACAAGATTCTACAAATGTCCATAAAAAATGGTAAAGTTCTACAAAGTTCTACAGGAAATAGGGTTTTTTCTACAAAATGTCTACAAGAGTCTACAAGGTTCTACACGGTGGGGATAATTTAAGAAATTTTAAAAAAAATCTTGATGAAGTATTGACAAAGTAATAGTTTGGATGTATATTGTAAACAGAGAGGTGATTTCATGAGCAACAAGAGGATTGAGCAAGCAATTAGGCTACAAGCAGTTAACGAGGAAATTCGGGGTCATATTTTAGTGGCATGGAAATTGAGTGAGCTACTGGATTTAGAGACTAGTGTAGTTACTGAGCTAGCCGAGGAGTTGAGACTCAAATTTGCTGAAGCTGATAGTTTATGCGGGATGATAGAGGAAAAACTTAGTGAGCTTAAGGTGTAAGAGAGAAGGAAATGTTTAAGAGGTTTATTTGGTGGTTTAAGAGAAAGAAGTTAGTAGGCGAACTTAATATTTCTGTTGTAGATGATAAACAGGCTAAGGTAGTGTTTTTTATTTTGCGGGCGAGGAGACCATTTAAGAAAGGGGATAAATATGGGTTCGGTATTGTAAGGGAAGCCATGCCTTATTGTCGTATGTCTAAAGGTGCGTTGGCCAGTTCGGTTCATGACGCCTTTAAAGAACATATAATTGGCTTTATTACAGAGATAATTGGCGATTTAGCTAAGAAGGGAGATATGGATGACGACTGATAAGAATAATGAACAGCGGAAAGAAGCGGGCAAAGAAGAGAATCCTTATAGCCTAGAATTAAACGACGCCGAATTAGAGTTTATAGAGGATATGTTATTTTTGGTTCGGGATATAATTGCTGCCCCGCAAACAAAGAGGCATATTAGGGATATATATCGAGGATTAGTTGAGAAAGTAAAAACAATGAAGCAGAATAGGCGAATAATCCTTGTTTAGGAGATGAAAATGAATACTGAGACAGCATTAAAAGCTCTGAAGGTTATGTCGGAATTAAGGGTATGCCCGTTTCATTTATTAGAAGAAAGCGAATTGTCGCAGGATGTTAAAAGCATGATAGAAGAACTAAAGAAAGCGGGGGTAATTAATGAGAAACCACCTAAAATGATTTATAAATGTGATGTTGTTTGCGGGGACAAAAACAGGAAAGAATGCCGAATGAATACTCATAAGCTGTGTCTTACAGCTATTTATGGTGTATGCGGTGACAAAAAAGGAGGGATGGAAGATTTTTGGGAATTATGGGAACGGTATCGTAAAGACCATCCAGAAATCTATAATGAGTTAGACCCTCTTTTTAGGAAACATGGAGTTTATGAAACCAGGGTGACAGAAATTAAGGAGGGATAACATGTCTAAGATGATTGAGTTAATAGCTACTGGTATGTCGGACTTACTTGATAGAGTAAAAGAGATTGAATATGATAAAATAAGGGGAATTGAAAGAGAAATTAAAGAAATTAGTCAGCGGTTAGAAGTTTTAGAAAAAGGATACGAAAAGCTAGCTAACAGAAAAATAAAGATTAGGCTAGATGAACCTTCTCAGTCAAGTAATATTGTAATTTTGTGTAAATTTGAAGAAATTGGGTTGGGGAAGTTTTTGAGACTAATATTAGATAAATTGGGAGTATATCTTGATTTTAAAATAGTCGAAGATAATGACGATGTCAGTTTTGAACTTGAATCTTATCGTTGTGTTCCGATATTGAGAGAGAAGAGGAAAGAAAAATGAATTCAATGATTAAACGATTGTTGCTTTCTTTTATTATTAGTGCTGTAGTTGTTGCCTTGTCTGTTTTATTTCCTAAGTGGATGGTTTTAATTATTGGGGTTATAGGTTTGACAGCCATAATTTATATGGCGTTATGGTTATTAGAGGATGATTAGATTGCTAGTCTAATGCGTTTATTATAAAAGGAGGTAAAAAATGACTGAGCATGGGTTTTATGTTGAAAGGTTGGACAATGGTTATGTAGTAAGGTATCCATTTCTTGTGGGTGCATCTAACGAGGGGAAAAAGATTGATGTTAGGTGGATGATTAGGCGAGTAATTTGTCCAGACCATGAACGATTGGAATCTCTTCTTAAAGAGGCTATCAAAAATTTAGACGACCTTCATACTCTTCAATCATGATTAGGAAAGCAGTTGCCAACACTGAACTCTGTTACTAGGCCTCCTTATGTCTTCCCTTTTTAGGGAAATAACTCAGGAGTAAGGGGCGTCCTGAAAAACGGATGCCCCACGCCTCCACTCAGAAAAGAGAGATGAAATCTTTAATAGTTAAAGACAAAAAAATTATGGGAGGTATTCCCGTTATAAAAAATACAAGGATTCCTATTTCGTCTATAATTTATCTATTAGCAAGAGGAAAGACACTTGAAGAAATTACTACCCGATATTATCCTTGTTTGGAAAAAGAGATATTAATAATGGCTCTTAGAGAATATATAAAAGAAGAAAGTGGAAGAAAAAAAAATGAGCAAGAACGAAGAAGAAATTCCGATTTATGAGCCAAGTTATGGTGGTTATATGGACGCAAGAACGATAAGAATTAAACATCCTTTTAAATTTATTCTTCTTTTACCTCGTCCATGGACATTTAAATTTGAGGAGAAAAAGGAAGGGTCTTGTAACTTTAAATTTTGGGAAGGTTTAAAGTTATTTTTTAGTTTATTTACTAGTTTACTAAAATTAAGTTTTAAACTCATTTGGAATCAATTGATTGATAAGCAATATAGAGAGAAAGCATTTGAGGCGTTCGAAGATTAATGAATATATGTTTAATTAAAATGAACAAAATGTTCAGTTTTCTTGAATATTGATTTGACAAAAATTTGACACGCTTTTTATAGATAACTGATTTATTTTAAATAAATTATCCCTTCTTTTAGATTCTTTCTTTTCTTTTACCTAGGATGGCGTATGGTATAATTATAATAGAGAAACGGATGGGGGTCTGTATTGAGTAGTGATGACGAAATTAGAGAGGTTTACGAGGATGATATTATGCGAAAAACCCTATCTGTTTACCGTCGTAAAGGATTGACGCTGTTTTATAGAGATGGCGATATAAGCGTTCATAGCCTTTGGGAAGGGATAGTAGACGAGGAAGACTTGGAGTTACTTAATATTTTAGGGGAAGGATAATGGGCGACTTTATTACTGGTGCGGTCGCCATCCAATTTCGGTTTGTTATCGGAATTGAATGGTTATTTGGTATTTTTGGTTTGTATATTCTGTATCGTTTATTAAAGCATTTTAGAAAGCGAGGATGATAACTAGAAACAGGGAAAGTGCCGTCGAAAGACGGAGGGGAGCTAAGGCCAATAATAACGAGCCTGTGAGGGAAGATGGCCTAAATAGAAAAGAGACCCATGCCTTTTAAATCCAAAGCTCAGCGACGGAAATTTTATCAACTTTACAAGCAAGGAAAAATCTCTAAGGCCACTCTTATGGAGTGGGAGAGAGCTAGTAAGGGTAAAAAGTTACCCGAAAGGGTAAGACCAAAGAAGAAAACAAAGCGTCGGAGGAAAAAATAATGGCTAAGAAATCGTCAAGGAAGTGGATTCAGTCTGCTATTAAACATCCAGGTGCTTTAAGACGACAATTAGGAGTAAAGAAAGGGAAGAAAATCCCTGTTTCTGAACTCCGAAAAGCTGCCAAATCAAAGGGAAAACTTGGTCGGCGGGCTAGATTAGCCCTTACTTTGCGTAGATTACGCAAAAAACGGTCTAAATAATGCCGATTGGCACTTGGTTCGACAAAAGTCCGAACAAAGACCTCTTTAAAAAGGCGAAAAAACATGGCAAGAAACGAAAACAACGCCGAAAAAAGGCGAAAAAAGGCTGACCTCGACCTCGCTAAGACCGATATTATCGGTTTTCGGGGCGGGCAAAGTATAAATTTAGACAAAAAATCCAGAGATGGTGTTACTTTACGGGAAAAATTAAGCGATTTTCTGTATTCTTTACTTAAAAAAGAGTTAGAAAACCAAGAATCACGCTTAAAATCCATAAAAAAGTGGCAAAATCTTTATAAAGGCAAGAAAAAACCGAAAAGTTTTCCATATCCTAACTGTGCTAACCTGGCAATTCCTATTACCAGGTCTAACACCGACGCTATTTTTGTTCGAATTATCGAAGCTATCTTTGGAAAGCGTAAAGTTTGGATTGTTCGGGCGAAAAAACCACAATATATTGAGTTGGCAAGGGAAATCGAGGAAGCACTTGACCATTTCCAGCGTCGGGTATTAAAGTTAAAACAAAAACTTCTTTCTCCGTTACTTCAAGCGGTTAAAATAGGTACTGGGATTGTTAAGGTAATTCCAGAAAAGAAAGTTAAAACCATTTATCGTTATGCGACCCAAGAGGAGATTGAGAATCCACAGATTAAGAAATATAGTCTTCCCAATACGACCAGGAAACTAGTAAAAATCGTTCAGACTATTTATGAAGGCCCGAACGTATATCCTGTTCCCAGGGAAGATTTTATTATTTCCTCAGATGCTAATGATGTTCAGGAAGCACTTTTAGTTGGTTTCCGCACTAGGATGCGGTATGCTGAGATAGAGCTTCGGGCAAGACAAGGGATTTATGATGAAAAAGCTATAGAGAACTTAGTTCATCCCGATGAATTTGATGATGTTAAAAAGGGTAGAGCGGATTCTCAGGGTAAGGAATTAGAAAAGATTGACCCAGTTAAGGAATTTGATATCTGGGAGCTTTATTTGCGTTATGATGTAGATAATGATGGTGAGGAAGATGATATTGTTGTTACTTTTCATTTAGAGAGCAAGACGATTTTACGGGCGATATACAATCCGATGTTTAGCGGATTCCGCCCGTTAGTTGCTTTTAAGGGTTCACCAATTGAATTTTCTTTCGATGGTGAGGGTGTTTGCGAGATTTTAGAGAAAGTCCAAGAAGAAATAGATGCTATCCATAATGCCCGTTTGGATAGATTAGCTCAGATTAATGCTCCGATTGTCTTTTATCGGGCAGGATTAGGGTTGGATAATTTTACTCTTGAACCTGGTAAAGTTTGGTCAGTAGATGATTTACCAGAGAATGCGATAAAGATTTTTAACTGGCCAGAAATTTATCCTTCTACCGAACGAGAAGAAGATAGATTGGTTATGTATGCTGATAGGGCAGTTGGTATTACACCAGCGGTTATGGGTGTTTCCACTGCCGAAAGACCAGTTGCTGCTGAAACAATTATCCTTCGGGAAGAAGCGAATAAGAAGTTTAAGAATATCGCCGATAATATTCGAGATGGCATTATTGAGTTGGGTTATTCGCTACTTGAATATTTTGCTCAATATAGCCCGACCTATAGTTATTCGATTTACGAGGAAGGAAAGTTAATAACTAAGACAGTTAATTTCCCGATAGAGTTTATTAGAGATATATTCGAGATTAGTCTTGAAGCGTCGTCTGAACTTATTTCACAGGAAATTAGACGACAGATTAATCTAACTGTCTATCAATTACTTAGTGATTATATGACAAAGATAGCTGGCATGGTTCAGGCGGTTGTATCGCCACAAGTGCCTAGCGATTTTAAGAGATTCTTACTTAAATCGGCCGAAGTAAGTGCGACGGTAGTCGAGAGGATACTTGAGGATTTTGACCTGAGAGATGCCGAGAATTTAGTTGTTGACGCAACCAAGACTATTGATACCGAGAAAGCGATTGCGATGTCACCAGATTTACAACCACCGCCACCGCCACCAGGAGCAGTGCCGATGACGTCAGAGGAGATGCCAATGACACCTGAAGGAATGCCACCGCAAGGGCAACCAATGCCACCGCAGCCACCTATGCCTGAGGAAATGGAAACAGCAGTAGGATAATGAATATAAATAAAACCAGAATCAAGAATGATTTTGAAAAGCTAGAAGAATCATTTTTCTGGCAGGAATATATAAGCAGGATTAAGCGACTACGACAGATAGCGTCACGCAACTGCGAGACACTAGAAGTTGACCGAGTCCCTTTTTATCAGGGACAGTGTGCGGTTATAGATATGATTTTAAAATTACCCGACCAGATATTAAAGGAGATAAAAGAATCCAAGGGGACAACTTCCACTGGAAGCCCCCAATAAATACAGGAGGTAAAAAGTGACGGAAGAACAAAAGGGGATAACAGGAGAGTCGACTGCGACTTCGTCCCAGACGGATGAGCAGTCTTCGACCACTGCCCCCGAACAGCAAGTGGAGACCCCCGAAAAGTATCGGGGAAAATCTCCAGAAGAACTGGCATCTATACTCCAGGAACAAGAAAAGCTGATGGGGCGTCAAGCCAAAGAGCTGGGTGACCTTAGGAAGCAAGTCGAGCAGTTCCAGAGTATGATGGCTCAGTTCGCACCGCAAATAGGTATAGGCCAGCCCCCAATGGGGCAGATGGGATTTGGTATTCAACCTGGCGTGCCTGACCAATTCGGCCAGATACCCTACTATGGAGGTGGGGTGGATGGAGCTGAATTACCGCCAGATGAAATCCCGACTGTCCAGGATGTGGATAAGCTGGTCGAAATGAAAATTCAGCAGCGGGAAGCTGAACGGATGGCGTGGGAAGAGCAGCGTCGAGTCATGGAAGCCAGTATGTATCTTAACACAGGGCGTGAGAATGCTATTAAAAGGAATCCCAAGCTCTATGAGGGCATTGACCAGCAAGTGGCAACGACGATTTATAATTCGTTCTTGTCAGGAGCAATAACTCCGCTTCAGTTGGCTGACCCTCAGACTTGGGAGAAAACAGCCCTGATGGTAAGAGCAGCTATGGGCGAATATGACTTGAGCAAATATGTAAATCAACCTTCTCCGCCACCTGCTAGTATTCCCTACACTGAACGACCCCAAACTGTAAAACCATCAGAAGAGAAATCTTCTGCTACGCTGACCGAAGAACAAAAAATGTTCGTTCGGTTGGCTGGTTTTAATCCTGATGAATTTGCTAAGGAACTGGCGGAGGAGAAAGAAGGAGGGATGTGATGCAGATACAACCAGGAACACTCCATTTTTACAAGACTCATATTGTGGATTTAAAACGGTCAGAATGGGATAAGCAGAAATCAGACCCCAAGAAGGGAAAGTTTGTTTTTACAGGCAAAAAGGTCTATGTAAGACAAGACGACTACCTTAAGAAGGGGACACGGCATCCATGGCGATTTGAGTGGGTTCAGTATGACCCTCATGGGGGATTCACTGTGCTAAAGACATATCAGTATCAATTAGGTGCTGATTTTGTCGTAGCTGGTGAAGACCCTTATTGGCCTGAAGGGTTAGAACCTGATGCTGAAGGGCATTATCGCTTTATGGATACTGTGCTGATGAAAATCCCTCTTGACCGTTGGACAGAAAAGCGGAAGCGGGAAATCGACCGAGCCAATCGAGAAGCTGATAATGTTCGACGGGCATTTGAACGTCGAGTATCTGATGGTGATAAACGAGCTGTTATTACTCAAGAAGAACTTTATAAATTAGTCTGATTCTTACCTTCCTTCTTTAATCCAAACTCTCTCCGCTAGAAAAACTCTTTCTAGGAGGAGAAAAACAAATGGCTACTATTGGTTTTCGTCTGATAAAAGGCCCGAGTGTTATCAATCATCTCCCTGAAGCTGCGTCTCAGTCTTTTAAGGAAGGCGACCTTGTCCAGATTAGCTCTGGAAAGGTTGCTATTGTAACTTCAGACCAGACTGTCTATGGTGTAGCTCTGAAAGATGCTACTGGAACAACTGGTTCTGATATTCCTGTTCTTGTTATTCAACCTGACCAGATTTTTTTGGCTCAGGCTGATACGACTACTGCCACTACTCAGGTTGGTGGTAAATATGGTCTGAATATTGGGACAGCAGGGAGCATGAGTGTTGACATCGGGGATACTTCTACTACGACTGTTAGAATTGAAAAACTTGACCCTAGGGATGGAGCTAAGGCTAATGGTCGAGTTTGGGTAAAATTCGACCCCGATAAGCTCCAGAACCTGTAAGGAGGTAAGAAATGGCTACTGTTGGAACTTGGTTTGATACTTCAACCAATAAGGATATATTTAAGAAGGTTGTCCGCAAATGGTGGGATACGACCGACCGTGAACCTCATGAGGAATGGCGGAAACTCTGTCGAGACGAAAGAACCTCTGATGAGTATGAACGCTTTGGTCGGTTCGCTGGTCTGCCTTACGGTGGTAAGGTAGAAGAGGGCGAAGAAATTCCTATCTATTCTCCGAAGTTCGGTAGCGTCAAAGACTACGAACAGGAGATGTATGCGATGGGTTTCCGTATTACCCACAAGATGAAGAAGTTTAATAAAGTTGGCCTGATGGAGAAACTGACTAAATCCATGAAGCGGGCAATGGTAGAGCTGAAGGATGTGGAAATCTTCAAGATGTGGAACAATCCGACCTCTACTACCTATGCTGCTGGTTTCGATGGTCTGTCCATTGCGAATAATTCACACACCTGCTTGGACGATGCTGGGACGACCTATGACAACTACCTTGGTTCATCTCTGAGTTATTCTGCTCTGGATAGTGCGAAAAATTATTTCGCCTATATGTATGATGACCAGGCTAATGTCTTCAGCACCAAACCTGACCTTCTGGTTGTGAATTACCAGCTTGAACGGACAGCTTTAGAGATTGTGAAATCTGACCGTGTGCCTCAGGAAATCAGCAATACTTATAACTACTACAAAGGTTGGATTGATGTCTTCAGCTCTATTCGTCTGACTAGCTCTACCGCTTGGATTGTGTTGGCTAAGAATCATCCTGATTATGGTTATTTCGTATTGACTTCCATGGACCCTGAAGTTGTTGTTAAAGATGCCCCTGACACCACGCTGGATACGATTGTCCTGTCGCTTCAGTATTTCAAATACGGCGTAACTGACCCGAGACACGCTTATTTCGGCAACACTTGATTTTAAGAAGGGGGAGGGATAATTTCCTTCCCCCTCTTATTAAAGGAGGGAAAATATGGCAATTACGATACCTAGTTCATCTACGACATATACATTAGCTGGTAACTTAACTATTAGTGGAACTGCGACTCTTACTAGCCCGAAAATCAGCACTTCGATTAATGATAGCAATGGGAATGAGATTTTCAAGCTGACAGCCACTGCCAGTGCGGTTAATGAGTTTACTGTTGCTAATGCTGCTACTGGTAATGCTCCCACCATTTCAGCGACGGGTAGCGATACAAATATTGATATTAAGTTGACGCCCAAAGGAACTGGTAATTTAGTTCTTGGTGCTGGGAATATTAAGTTCTCGGCCAGCGGGAAAGGCATTCTGGATAATAACGGTAACGAGCAGTTACTGTTTACTACGACTGCTTCTGCTGTCAATTATATCAATATTACCAATGCTGCCACAGGTGGGGCTGTTGAGATTGCTGCTGCTGGTGATGACACTGATATTGATTTGAAACTTAGCCCGAAAGGCAGTGGTTATGTTCAGTTTGGAACTCACACAGCTCTTGGTGCTGAAACATTGAGTGGTTACATTACGATTAAGGATTCTGGCGGAACACTTCGTAAGATTGGAGTTATATCATAATGGAACTGGGGCGGGTCTCCGCCCCTTTTTCCATTTCTGGAGGTAGATATGGGAAAGACTTTGGATGAACGGTTGGCTGAAATTCAGAGTGAAATGTTAAGTATTGGTGGTGAATACCAAAGGTTATTAGGGCAAAGAGAAGCTATTAACCAAAGGATTGATGAATTAATGCTAGCTCATGCCCGCTTGGAAGGTATATATTCATTGATTCTGGAATTAAAGAAAGAACAGGATTAATGGGTTATTGGGTCGAAGATAAGGAGACTGGCGGGCTTAGGTGTAAGTTTACACCTCATTGTTGGTTTTGTGAAACCTTTATGGAGTTCTCCAATATAAAGGTTCATAATTTTGAGGTTTCAGGAATAGAGAATCGAAGTTTTGCGATGGACGTCGAGATGATTTGTCCAAAATGTGGTAGTTGGGATGTATTTGGCGTAGCAATATCAAGGAGTCAATATGAAAAAATTTATAAAGAAATTACTGGCAAAGATTCAGCGGAAGAACAAAATATTCCCGTTAATTAATACGACTTGGCGAAGGACTAATGATATTATCGGGCATGAACCTTTATTCGAGATTAAATGTCGATTTTGTGGCTCTCGGATGATTCTAAGATATAGCCACGTTATAATGAAAGATGTTTGGTCTTGGGCGACCAACAAACCATCTAACAGCTTAGGATTTAAATGTCCTGAGTGTGCTTGGTTTGTTAGGTTTTATGTAGAGGATGAACCTGAATATCTAAAAAAAATTTTGGATTTAAGAAATGGAGCTAACATTTTTTATCCACGTTATAAGGAATGGGCTGAAGAAGATAAAAGAATTGCTGAGCAGTTACAGGCACTTGGCTATTGGGGTGGCCGAGATGATGTATGAACCGATAATAGAAAAATTAAAAACTGTTGTAAAAAGTATAGCAAAGGTAAAACGACCAAAGAAAATTGATGTTTGTAAATTCCCTGTAAATAAAGTTAATTACATTATTGGCTGGTCTCATGGATATGAGAACCTAGCTATGAAGTTTAAGGGCGAAAATTTTAACTATAAGCTCTGGGATAAACTAGCTGACCTAATGGCGAAATATGTTAACGCTATTAGGTTTTTTGCCTATATTTCGGAAAATAACTTTTATATCAGAAACAGCTTCTTGCCATTTCAGAAACAAGGCGATAAATACGATTTAAGAAAGTTGGATAAAAAATATATCGAAGAAATCAAAAAACGATTAGATAGTTATCACAAGAGAAAAATAACAACCATTATTTGTTTGGCGTCTTCAATTAAAGCTCACCGATGGCGAACCTGTCCATTTAACGGGCGAAACAATATTAATGGCACAACTGAAGATGTTAAGCGATTTTATGATGACAAAAAAACTGTTCAAGTGTTTTTGAAATACTTAACCAATATGGTTAAAGAATTTGATAATGATTATGTCATCTGGGAATTGGTTAATGAACCCAATGAAAGTAATATTGATTCATTGGTTAAATGGTATAAAAAAGCGATAAGAAAATTGGTTTCCTTGGGCGTTCCTTATAATCGGATTGCGATAGAGAAATTTAATTCGTCAAAATTACTAGAATTTACTGACCTTGGAATCTGGATTTTTTGGCATGGGGTTAATTCTGTCGAGACGTTAAAACGATTTTTACGGCCAGGAACTGAAATGCGGGCGTTATATGATAGTAGCAAATCTAAATTCTGTGCTTCGGCCGATGGGGCTGACTATATGAAGAAAGCGATGGGTTTACTTCCTAATTGGTGGAGTAAACAATTTAGGCGGGCTAGTTCAAGACAGATGGGGCATATGATTAGATACGACAAAGTAAAACGAGGTAATGGAATAGAATTTATGTCAGCGTCTGCCTTCCTTGATGGTAAGTGGCCTAATTTAAGGACGGTTATAAAGATAGCATCTAAAGGATTAACTAAACAAAAATGTAAAGTTTTAGATGTTGATTATCATGAGAATCGTCGGCCAGAATTAAAAGCTATAAATGGTAAAGGGCTTTTTAAATGCTTAAATTAAATTTTGATATAAAAGAAACCGATGCCAAAGAAGAAAAGTGGCATGATGCTCCATGGACGGGAAAGTTTGTTAAAAAGTATCAGATGCACTTCAATAGCGGTTCTACTGAGCCACAAGCTGGTGAAACATTGACAGGGGCTGATTCAGGAACTACAGCGGTGGTTTCCAGTGTTTCGGTATGTTCTGGGTCATGGGCTAACGGAGATGCTGCTGGAACAATTACTTTTACTTCAGCGGGGTCTGACCAGTTTACAGCGGGCGAACAAATTAATGGAAGTGTTGGTGGGAATAATATGTTAACCTGCCTTGCTAGTGTTCAAGCTGGGCATGGGTTACTTCATCCCATGTCTAACATGACTAAGCGGGATGGTAAATGGTGGACTTCAGAACTTTATGATTGGTATTATCGCAAGCGTGATGAAAGCGATGCTGATATTGATGTTTCTGAAACAGATAGAGGAAAAGAGGAACCATGAGTGATACAATCTTAGAGAAAATCAAGCCTTTGCCTGGTAAAATGTATGTTAAGGTGGATGACAGGACAAAGTCTATGGGACGAATTATTGTGCCAGAGCAGTATAGCCAGCTAAGTGAGACGGGAACGATAATCAAGATTAACGAGGATAAAGAAACTAAGGAAGCTGGTTTAAAAGAGGGGCAGCGGATTCTTTTTACTTTCTATGCTGGTGTTCATATCCAGTTACCAGAGACTTATACCGAGTCTCATCTTCATCGGATTTTAGCCCCGAATGAAGTATTAGCTATAATCGAGGAATAAAATGGGAGCTTATACTTTCTCTAATTTCAAGGCTTATTTAAAGCTGATGATGGGGCAGCGTTCTGACCTCGAAAGTGTAAACTCTACCAATATGTATGGGGTCTGGATTAATGCTGCCTATATAGATATAGCGACCAAGAAAACATTACTTGGCACAAAAGCTGGGTTTTACTTTCCTCAGTTAGAGACGGTAGATACCAGCCAATCTACTGCGGACGGAACAGCCTACGTCAATGTGCCGTCAGATTGTCTAACAGTTAGACAAATCTACGACGCTACAAACGATAGAGAACTTTCTTATATTCCGCCACAGACTTACTTTGCTTATACCGACCGTTCGGATACTTCGGCGGAAAGTGAACCGACAGAGTGGACAAGGCATGGAACAAAAATCTATCTTCATCCGACGCCCGATGATGCTTATACACTCCATATCTATTACAAAAAAATCCCATCTTTATTAAGTGGGGATTCTGATACCACCGTCTTGGATGATGCGTGGGATGAGCCAATTCTTTATTTAGCTGCCTACAAGGCATCTGTTTGGCTTCATGAAAGCGATGATATGAAAACCTATAAGGAAGCCTTTTTAGACCAGATAGCTGGTCTTATTGGGCTTTATGATAGCGAAGAGGAAGCAAGGACTGGACGATTTCAACCTAGTATTCTGTATCGTAAAGGGGGATATGAATGATAGATATAAAGAAGAAATTGGAAGAAGTGGACAAGAGATTTAAGCAGCTAAAGGAACAAAGAGAATTGCTTTTACAGCAAATTGAACAAACAAACGCCGAACTTCTAAGGTTACAAGGGGAGTATCGGCTTTTATTAAAATTAAAGGAGGAAAATAATGGCAGCAGTAACAACTCAAAGCGGTAATATAATTGAAGTTTCTTACCAGACTTCTGGTAGCGATTGGGATTATACTGATACTGGTTTAGATAGACTTAAAGTTAAAGCAATCTTTTGGCATCCGACAGCAGCGGGGGATATTTTACATATTAGAGAAGGAAGTAATAGCGGGCCAGCGATTGTTTATACTCAGGCTTCAGCAGCTAGTGATACTAAGGCTTTTTATTTTGACGATGGTGTTTGGATGAAACCTTATATCCAGCTTTCTGACCAAACTTTCGGAACAGTAACGGCTACTACGATTATTTTTGTATTAGCATAAGATGGCATTAGTTCAATCTACTGGACAAATAGTTAATGAAGGATTTATTGTTACTGGTAGATGTTTATATGATTCAGATGCCAGTCATCCTTTATACGTAGCTTATGGAACGGGAACTACTGCTGTTTCCTCTAGCGATACTTCCCTGGAAAGTGAAGTAGATAGAGTTTTAGCTACGGCCACAGAAGAAACAGATTATGTCGCAGAAGCCACTACTATTTTAGGCCAATCAGTAGTTTTATCGGCCAGTTTTAGTATAACCTCTGATGTCACCCCGACTGAAGTAGGAGTATTTGATGCGTCTAGCGGGGGGAATATGCTTTATCGGGCAGTAATTCCTCTTGCTGATAGACGGAATTTAGTTACGGGTGATACATGGGTAGTTAATATATGTCTTAAACCAGAGCAAGGAACATGATAACTAATACAGGACTTTCGGAAATTTGTAAGCTATTAGGTAATTTGTCTAATGGCACAGAGTTTACCTATATAGCGTATGGTACTGGAACTGGAGCTGAAAGTTCTAGTGATACAACCTTAGGAAGTGAGACAGACAGGGGACTAGCGACCATGGAACTTGTTTCCACTTTAGCTCCTCAGGATACAGTTAAATGGTATCGTTACTTTATCACAGATAGTGATGTAACAATTGCTGAAGTTGGGGTTTTTAATGCTTCCTCAGGCGGGGATATGTTAGGGCGGAAATTATTAAGTCCGACTGTATTCGCTGGAAAGGGAAGTGTAATTTATGTAGAGTTTAAAGCCATGATTTCTGATGGGGGGTATAGTGGCGGTTCGACCTAAGCTCTCTGTTTCGATGATAGTCAGGAACGAGCAAGAGAATATTGCTCAGTGTCTTAGTTCGGTTAAAGGGGCGGATGAGATAGTTGTTGTAGATACGGGTTCAGAAGATGAAACAGTTAAGATAGCAGAGAATATGGGGGCTAAGGTATTTCTTTTTCCTTGGCGTGATAATTTTGCTGAAGCGTATAATTTCGCTGATTCTAGATGCTCTGGTGATTGGATTCTTTCAATAGATGCTGACGAGAGATTAGAAGAAGGCGGAATAAAAAAGATAAGAAAGATAATTAAAGACGAGCAATCAGATTATATTGATTGTAAGATAGAATACGAGAAAAGTTATCATTATTTCCCCAAGCTAATAAGGAAGACTGATTATAATTATTGGATTGGGGCTGCTCATCGAACATTAGTCGGTAGGTGGCGATGGAATAAAAGAGATATTACGATTTATGCTCATAGAAGCGTTAGCCATCGTAAAGACCCAGATAGAACACTTAGGATTTTAAAGCGGGAATTAGAGAAATATCCTGAGTTATTGAGAGAACGCTTTTTTTATGCGATGGAATTAACGGTTAGGCAGAAATGGTTCGAAGCGTTATCTCAGTTCAAGATTTTTCTTTCTAACCTTTCTTCGGATTGGTTGGAAGAAGAGATAAAGAAGGCTCATGTAGCTGAAGCTCATTTAATGTGTGCCAAGATATATAGACAGCTTAATTGTATGATTGAGTCTAGGGCTTCAGCGATTAAGGCTTTAGATATAGCGCCTGAGTTTAGGGAAGCAGCCGATTATTTAGCCTTTATTTCTCATGGACGAGAGAGAGAAGAATATTTAATGATTAAAAAAGAATTGACCAATGAAGGTGTCCTTTTCATAAGGAAGGGTGATTGGTG